AAGTCTTCTTGGAGATTCATTTGAGGAAAAATTTCAATTTATAGGCGGTTTGGTTTCTCGTAATGAAAAATTACTAGAATGGTTCTCTCTTGAGAAATTAAAGTACTCGGATCTTGCGCAATTGCCTAGTTACTTGAAAGATTTTATTGAACCAAAACAGTTCGCTAATCTACAAGAGAAAGTCAGTAGCGTTAACAGTGTTATCTCAGATTATACTGCTAGAAGAACAATTGCTGCTAAGGAATACCAAAATAAACTTAAACGAATTGATGAAGAGATGAATCTTAAAGTTAAATCGATTAAGGGTGAAGACAAAATAATTAAAGTGCTTACTTTAACTTCACAATCACTCCCACTCTCAATGGCTGCTGCTCTTGAAAGATATAATGCAAATACAGATGACGCCGACTTTGCTGACAAAAAGAAATTGTATGTTCGCGAATTGTTAACTAATTTCAAAGTTTCATTACTTAAACTTATTAAGGAAGATCCTGACATCGATATTGACCTTATAATAAGTGAACTTAGTTTAAAGTAGTTACACCGAGTTATGAGAAATTAATTAAAGACTATAACAATTTTTGTTATAAAAAGGAAAGTCATCGAGGTAAAGTTTGGCGTCCAGTTTTTGATGCTTTTAAGTATTCAGGTAAGAAGAAGATTAAGAAATCTGATTTTATTGACCAAAAAGCTAAGCTCTTAGATAAAATTAATGAACCACACTTCTTGTCTAAAAGGACTTTAAACATTTTGAAACGTCGTATTAAGCGTTTTAGAGTTTTTAAACTCTTTAATAAGAATGGTAGTTTATTTAAACTTTTCAAAGATCTTAGTTTTGACCAAATGACTAGTCATTATGGTATAAATAAGACTAATAGGGTTGTGGGTTTTACTCCTGATTATATTGGTCCTTCAGTAAGTGTCTTAGTTGATAAAAAGAACTTTGTTGTTGAATTTCTTAATAATAACATTTCTTTATTAAAAAACAGTTTAACTAGTTGTTGTTACTCTGATCTATTAAGCTCTTCAAACTCTGAACGAGTGGTTTATTCTGCTGGTTTTGACACTTGTGGGGCACATTTACGAGAATACTTCAAAGACAATACCACATCAGAAGCTTGGACTGTTAAAAACATTTTAAGGATTTTAAACATACAAAATTTTAAGTGGTTTAAGGCCGCTGTTTGTAGTTTTAATGTTGGTGAAGAAATCTTTACTACCATTAAAACGAATGGAAATGCATTCTCTGGTCACTATACAGCTATGTTATTCGGTAGAAAGAAAGCTTCTTCTGATGTCGCATCAAAGAAGATTGCTTTCCAACTATGGGATAGAATGCATGACCATCCTGTTAAAAATTTTTATTTATGGACTATACTTGGAAGAGAGAAAGATATAAAAATTGATACCTCAGTTGAGAAAGAGGTTGGAACTCGAGTTGTTATGACAACTGAGCATCCAGTTACTTTACTTTTATGTTGGTTTTCACAGAAAATATCATATATCCTTTGTAGTACGAAACTTTGGGATTGTAAGTTCAATATAAACAGTGAGTTTGATAGTTCAAAGTATAAGAGACTTCTTGATAAAGAGGCTAATTATGACTTTGTTCTTGAGGCTGACTGGACGTATTATGATTCAAACATTGATACAAATTTCCTAACTGTTGCTGGATTGATCATTTGTGCAGGTTTTCCAGATGATCGTCTTCATCGTAACATCAGATATCTAATAACATCATCTATAGTAACTAAGTATGTTGCAATTCCACCTGGAATTGTAGTTGAACTTAATCGTGCTCAACCATCTGGTCATCCATTTGGAACACTGGTTAATTGCATCGTCAATATGGTATATTGGTCTATAATTGGTTATAAAATCTATGGTGATGATTATGTTAACATGATGGATATTGAGGTTTATGGTGATGATACCAGAGCATATTTCAAGAATCATAAGAACTTAATAAACATTGATCGTTATGTCTCTGAATGTGGTTTAAAGTCTGAACCACTACTAGGAAACTTCAGAGCAGTTAATGAAAATTCAAAAGATCGTCATCAAATTGACTTCCTTAAAAGGCGTTTTACTGATCAAGGAATTAAGTGGAATCATAAGAAAATGTTTGATAAGTTTCTATATCCTAGCAAGAATAGAGATATTAACGATCAGTATCTTATGGTTTCATCTTGGTTCGATAGTGTGCCTACAGATATAGATGCGGAAACGATACGCATTATGTTTGGAAAGTATTTATTGGAAAAACATCCTTCAAAACTTAGTCATTCAACTGTTAATTTAATTTACAATAATAACCATCGATCTTCGGAACAAAACTACCGCGCAGTTACACAATTCACATTTGATTCATATAACTATAAGTTTAATTCAGACTTAGAGCGTAATGTAAGTGTGTTTAAGGATACACTTTATTATAGAGGTACTGATTATACCACCTCTAATGATGAACTCTCGATTTATAATGATAACTCATCGATTCTATCCCTGATGCAGATATATCCAGAATTGGAGTATACTGTTGATGGATTTAATTGTTTAGCTCTTGGAAGAGATCCTCCTGCTAATCTGGTTAATTCAAATGTTCTTAATATGTTTTCTAAATTGATTGATATCAATATAAAGATACTGGATTCTTTAGTCAATTTAGCTATTAAGAGAATATCTAAAATTTAACAACCT